CTAACACAAACACTCGGGAGAAAAAATGAAACTACCAATTACGATCGAATTCAATAGCGGTGAGCAAGCAACATTCGTTGCTGCACCCCCTGAATGGGTTCGTTGGGAAAAGCACACAGGCAACACAATCGCACAGGCGCAAGACAAAATTGGAATTTCTGATCTTGTTTTTCTTGCTTACTATGCAATGAAGCGTGAAGCAGCGGGTAAACCAATCAAAACGTTAGACGTTTGGACTGAAACCATTGCTGACGTGAGTGTTGGTGAAGCAAACCCAAAAGTTATCCAGTCGGAAGTCTCAGCCGAATAGTTTGGGAAGTAGCCCTTCAAACAGGGCTACGCCCAAACGATTTCGAAAGTGCAGAGGACATTCTGACGGTTATTGAAATTCTGGAAAGGCGGGGAAATGGCAACTGAAGCGATCAGTTATGACAAAGCAGAATTGCGCGCCATTCTTCGTTCTTTCAAAGCAATGGACGAGGAAGCCACTAACCAAGCCCGAACGCAAACTTCAAAACTTGCTGATTTTGTTCGTGGCAAAATTATCAGTGCGGCTTCAAGTTCAAAAAACAGGGTTGCACCTAAAATTGCACAGGGTTCGAAGGTTTCAAAATCGTCAAAAATTGGCGAAATCTCTTTTGGTTTTGCTAGTCAAAAGTTAAGCGGCGGGGGAACAACTCAGCAATTGTGGGGCGGTTACGAATTCGGTTCAAACCGCTATAAACAATTCCCAGTTTGGTCAGGTCGTGAAGGTCGAGGTTCGCGAGGTTGGTTCATTTATCCAACGCTTCGAAGCGTGCAACCGGAAATCGTAAGACGGTGGGAACAATCGTTTGACGAAATAGTTAAGGAGTTTAACTAATGGCTGATCGAAGTCGCACTCTTAAACTTTCCATTTTGGCTGATGTTGATAAACTCAATAAATCCTTAAAAACTGGCGAACAAGACATTTCCAGTTTTACAGGAAAGTTACAGGGTTTTAGCGACAAAATTACGACCGCGTTCAAAGTGGCTACGGCTGCCGCAGTGGTTTTTGCTGGCAAACTGGCAATCGATTCAATCAAAGCCGCTTCCGATCTTGGCGAAACCATTTCCAAAGTTGGCGTGTTGTTTGGCGATTCGGCAAAAGAAATTGAAAAGTTCGCTGAAGGTGCTGCACAATCTTTAGGACAAACAAAACAACAGGCATTGGACGCGGCTGCCAATTTTGCTATCTTCGGCAAATCTGCTGGGCTTAGCGGTGTCGCACTAACTGAATTTTCAACGGGATTCGTTTCATTGGCTGCCGATCTAGCCTCATTTAACAACGTCAGCCAAGACGAGGCAATTAACGCCATTGGTTCAGCCCTACGCGGTGAAGCCGAGCCGCTGCGCCGATTCGGTGTTTTGCTAGACGACGCAACACTTAAAAATGCAGCCCTTGAATTGGGTTTAATTAGCACGACCAAAAACGCGCTTACACCGCAACAAAAAGTTTTGGCTGCTCAAAAGGTTATTTACGAACAAACGACTGCTGCGCAGGGTGATTTTGCCCGTACATCAGGCGGATTAGCCAACCAAACCAAAATTCTTAGTGCTGAATTAGAAAACACAAAACTTGTCATTGGTGAAGCATTGCTTCCAATTGTGCTTGAACTTGCCACTGCATTTTCTCAAAACATCATTCCTTTGATTGAGCAATTTGCAAATGGTTTAACAGGAAAAGACGGTGTTAACGAAAGTTTGACGGAATCGGAGTTAGCCGCCCGCGCTTGGGGTGAACGTGTCAGAAAAGTCATTGCAATTGTCGTTTCCTTAAAAGACGAACTTATTGCGGTTGCCGCCGTTTTGGCAACGGTTTTTGTTGTTTCCAAAATTGCTGCCGCCGTTCAAGCCACCATTGTTTTGATTACGAGTTTGATTAAGGCTTACAATTTATTAAAGGCTTCAGCGATCGTTGCTGGTGTTGCCACGGCGTTCGCCCTCAACCCATTGTTGGGCGTGGGCGCAGTTGCACTTGCTGCGGGCGTTTTAGCAGGGGCAAACGCGTTAGCGGGCAAGGGTGACGTTTCAACTGCTGGACTAGGGGTTGGCGGTGCTGGTGGTTTTTCAGGCACAATGCCAAATGGTCAACCTTTCGTTACTGGTGGTGGCACTGGTGGCACTGGTGGTGGTGGCGGCACAGGCACAGGCGCAGTCGCAGTGGTAGCCAAAAAAGCAAACGAAGCAATTACAAACATTGCTGGGGCATTTGATAACTTCACCAGCGGCACAACAACGCTTGCGGGTATCGAAGCCGCGTCCAATCGACCTTTTGCGTTTGGCACGTCAGGTGTTAACACAACAACGCTCGCGGGAATTATGGCTGCTTCAGCACAACCAACTATTAACGTGACGGTTAATGGGGCAATTGATAAAGAAGGCACTGCCCGAACAATCGTTGAAACACTGAATTCAAGTTACTATCGCGGCACGGGTGGCGCAGGACAACTTCAGGCAATCTAATGACGCAATGGAATCCCATTTGGCTGGTTGAAATTGACGGCGTTGAATACACCGACGCCGTTTTAGCCAATTTGACCATTCGAAGTGGTCGAACGAACATTTATGAGCAAGCCCAAGCGGGTTACGTCAATCTTCAACTTATTGACATTTCACAAAGCACAATTCCTGTTTCAATCAATTCAACAATTTCGGTTCGAATCAAAGACACGTCAAACGCCTTTGTTTCAATTTTTGGTGGCAATGTCGTGGACATTGCTTTGGAAGTGCGTGACGTCGGTTCAACGACTTTCACGCAGACTTATTCGATTACCGCATTGGGCGCATTGGCACGTTTGCCAAAAGTAATTTTCACCGACGCACTTGCACGGGATTTTGACGGCGATCAAATCTATGAAGTTTTACAAACAGTATTGTTTAATTCATGGTCGCAGGTTGCTGGGTCGGTCACATGGGGTACTTACACACCAGCGGGCACGACGTGGGCGACGGCTGAGAACAATGGCTTAGGTGAAATCGATCGCCCCGGAAATTATGATCTTTCAGCGCGCGGTGGTGGGTCAGACCCAATTGACGTCTATTCGCTGGTTTCGGCATTGGCTACTTCAGGGCTGGGTTACATTGGCGAAAACGCATTTGGGCAAATTTTTTATGCTGACAGTACACACCGCACCCAATACCTTGCCGCCAATGGTTACGTCGATCTTGACGCAAACCATGCACGCGCAGCAGGATTACGCATTGAAACGCGAGTTGGCGACGTACGAAATGCCATTACTATTTTGTACGGGGCAAACAGTCAAAACGAGGTTTCAGACAGTGACCCAGCCTCAATTGCTCTTTATGGCAATCTTGGGCAAATAATCACGACAACATTGCATGACGCGGGAGACGCAAGCGCACAGGCTGCGTTTTATTTATCATTACGCGCTAACCCCCAGCCTATCTTCAGCCAGATTTCTTTTGACCTGACAAACCCTGAAATTGACGACGCTGACCGCGACAATCTTTTAAACGTTTTTATGGGCGAAGCGATCTCGTTGAACAACTTACCTTTGAACATGAGTTCTGGAACATTTCAAGGTTTTGTCGAGGGCTGGTCATTTCAGGCGTCTTACAATCAACTGTCAGTGACCTTATTGCTGACACCGTTGGCGTATTCACTTCAGGCAATGCGTTGGAACGACGTTCCGATCACGGAAACATGGTCAAGCGTGTCGCCGACTTTAGACTGGGCAAATGCCACAATAGTGGCGTAGAAAAGGGGAAATACACATGGCAAATCCAACAACGAATTATGGTTTTGTTTTACCGACGTCGAGTGACCTAGTCACAGACCTTCCAGCCGATTTTGACGTCGCATTGCAGGGCGTTGACACACGGCTGAAGGCATTGCAACCAGGCACGACGCTTGGTGATCTTGCTTATTCATCAGCAACGGCGAACACAAATACCCGTTTGGCGATTGGCAGCACAGGAAATGTGCTAACAGTAACAGGCGGGGTTCCCGTTTGGGCTGCACCGGCGGCTGTTGCAAGTGGATTGACCTTCATCTCTCGTAGTACATTTTCAAATGTGGCACAACAAGATTTTGATAATGTTTTTACTTCAACTTATGAAACTTATTTGTTTGTCATTGAATCTTTTTATGCTGCAACAAGCGGTGATGATTTGTTTATTCAATTTAGATACGCCGGGCCAACAACTCAAACTTCGGGCTATTATGGTTCATCTATTTATGCCAGTTATTTGAACACAACCGTGGCAAATGACCCAACAAATAACAATCAAGCCTTGCGTTTGTCGCGCGATTCATCTTCTGTTGCTGCCCCAGGTTCAGGATTTTTTTATGTGAACAATGTAGGAAATGCCTCAGAAGAAGCAAACATAAATGGAATGTACATGTCAGGAGAAAACATTCAAGGTTCTATTTCGCAAGGTATGTCATCTGTTGAAAGAACATACACAGGATTTAGATTAGTCGCTGGTGCAACAAACATTACAGGTTCAGTTTCTATCTATGGATTGGCGAAAGCATAATGACAACACTTAATGAAATGATTGAAATTATTAAACAAGAAAATCCAACATTGCGCGTGGGTAATGATGAGGCTGGATACACAGATTTGGACGCTGCTGATTATGAGGCAAAGGTTGCTGAATGGGCTGCTAATCGTCTTGCTAAAGAAGCAAAATTGGCAGAAGCCGAAGCAATAGAAATTGCCAAAGTCGATGCTGCAAAAAAACTAATTGCAATGGGTATTGATCCAAAGGCATTTGGATTGTGACATTTCCACAAGGCACAAACGCCAGGTTGATCGAAGTCGCAGCAGGTGAAGTTGGGACAATTGAAGAAGGCGACAACCTGACAAAGTACGGCAAATTCACAAAGGCAGACGGTTTGCCCTGGTGCGGTTCTTTCGTCAACTGGTGCGCAGCCCAGGCAGGCGTAAAGATTCATTCAGTTGTTGGCACTGCCGTTGGCGCACACAAATTCAAAGAAATTCAGCGTTGGTCAAACATGCCGCAGTTAGGCTATTTGGCGTTTATGGACTTTCCGCATGACGGCGTTGATCGAATTTCACACATTGGAATTGTTGTCGGACTAATTGACACAAAGACTTGCTTAACGATCGAAGGCAACACCAGCGGGACAGGCGACCAACGCAATGGCGGAATGGTTATGGTGAAGGTTCGTTCGTACGGGGCAGGAAAAGAAATCGTCGGGTTTGGAATTCCCAAATTTGTTCCGTACACGGGCGAATTTCCGACGGTCGCAGTTCCAACTTCGGGAGACAAACCAAAGAAGGAGACAAAAAAATGGACAAAGCCAAAGCCTTAGCAGCATCTTGGGCGCGCTCATTTATGGCGGCAGCACTTGCACTTTACATGGCGGGAGTTACTGACCCGAAGACACTAGCAATGGCAGGTGTTGCAGCGGTTGCACCAGTGATCTTGCGCTGGTTAAACCCGCAAGATAAGAGTTTCGGGTTAACGGGGAAGTAGCCCGAAAAGTCGCGGCGGCATGGTTGGTTTGGGCACTTGCACTAACCATGTCCGCTTGCGGCTATGACGGCTGGGTGCGCTATGAATGCCAAGAATTCGAAAACTGGTCAAAAGCGGAATGTCAACCCCCCGCATGTATCCCGACTGGAACATGCACTGACGACTTACTTGGAATTGAATCGAAACAGACCCGCACGCCGTAAATCGCCTGAAGAAATTCACGCGCAACTGATTTTAATAATTGGTGCAACCCTTGCTGCCGTGTTTTTAATCGTGACCGTCGGCATAACCTACGCGCTGATTTTTGTGACCCAACCAGTCAGTGCGCAAGCACCCAACGACGCAGCCTTTATTGACTTATTAAAAACATTGGCAATTTTCTTGACTGGTTCATTAGGCGGGGTGCTGGCTGGCAATGGACTAAAATCCAAGCCAAAGCCTTTAGACACGCCGACAAATACGCAAGGTTCTTGACCGCGCGCCGATCATGCGTCACCCTGAGTTCAGGTGGTAGTCCTACCGCCCAGAATCGGGAGAATTCAAAATGGTACTTGATTTATTAGACCCAGAGACATTGGGGCGTTTGGTGCTGGCGATCATTCTTATGGTCATTTCAGCCGCTGCGGGTTATGCCAAAGGCTTTAAAGAAGGCAAGCGAGAAGGCATAGCACGACGCAAGGCAATGGTTCGCCACATAGCAAACAAGGCGGTCAAATAATGGGGTTCCTGGACAATTACGAAGCAAGCCGTGAACGCCTTGAACGCTGGTTGGCAACTTATCCAAACGGACGCATTGAAACACGCATTGTTGAATTTAGTGCTGAAAAGGGTTATGTCCTAGTTGAAGCCCGTGCCTACC